GTGGTTGCGCGAGTTGTGAAGCGTTCACCACACCTGTCACCTGAAGAGGTCGCTACCGCAGCAGCAAGGATAATCAATGGCTGAGAAGGACACACGAACCCCAGAGCAGAAGGTAATCGACAGGGCGTTGAAGAACCTGAAGAAAGCCGTTGACGCCGTAAACCACAACTACCAAGCTGGTGTGGATGACCTGCGTTTTGCGAACGGTGAGCAGTGGGAGCAGACTGAGAAGCAGAGGAGAGCCAGATCAGGCCGACCCGCGCTTACCGTAAACCTGCTACCGGAGTACATAGATCAGGTCACAGGGGACATGCGGCATAACTGCCCTCAGATTAAGTTCAGAGCAGTAGATACTAAGGCTGACGTACACATGGCTAAAATCCGTGAGGCGTTGGTCAATCAGATACAGTACAGCTCAAACGCCAGAGATATTTACATCAACGGTGGTGAGATGGCAGTAAAGTGCGGTTACGGGGCATGGCGAGTATTGACTCGGTATTGTGATGATAATCCGTTCCTGCAGGAGATATATCTTGAGGCGGTGAACAACCCGTTCTTGGTGTACTTCGATCCCAGAGCTAAAGATGTAAACTACGCCGATGCCAAGTATGCGTTCATTATGGAGCGTATGGCAAGGAGTGAGTTTGAGGATCGTTACCCTGACGCAGAAGTGCCAGGGGAGAACTTTAAAGTAAATACCGGACTAGGGCAAGAGCTATGGTACGATAAAGACCACGTTACAGTGGCTGAGTATTTCGAGAGATCGTCTGAAACGGTTACTATGTGCCAGCTTGACGACGGCTCGTACATGACTGAGGAAGAGTATAAAGAGCGGATTAAGTCATGGGAGGCAGATACTGAGGAAGCTATCAAAGCAGTAGTGTCTCAGCCAGTACCTACTCAGCTCCCATCGCCTCCAGTTCGCACCAACCCTAACAACCCAGCACCACCGCAGGCTGGTACTCCAGAAGCGATGGCACCACAACCAATAACACCAGTTGGTAGAGCAGGCCAAGCACCCCCTCAGCAGCCGCCAGCTCCCAATCAGCAGGGCGTAGCCCCCCCTCCTGCCCCTGCTGTAAATCCGATGCAGCAGATCACGCCTAAGCCGAAAGTGGTTAAGAAGCGCGAACTGGAGCGTCCTATCATTAAGCACTATGTTCTTACATGCTTGGAGATTCTGAATAAGAAGAAAGAGCGCAAGAACGAGAGCAACGAGAAAGTAGTAGAGCGCACTGCCGATACTATCGCTGGAGAGTTCATACCACTCGTACTTGTGAGAGGTAAGATAACCAATATTGAGGGTAAAGAGATAGTACAGTCGCTAATCCGTAATGCTAAGGATAGCCAGAAGTTGCTGAACTATTGGACTACTACGGCTGCGGAAACGGTAGCACTAGCCCCGAAATCTCCGTGGATTGGTACAGCGAAGCATTTTGAAGGCTATGAAGCTGACTACGCCAACGCTAACACTGAGAATATACCCTATCTGAAGTATAATGTTGATCCAGACGCTCCTAGTGGGCCGCAGAAGGTACCTGTAGCGCAGCCTCCACAGGCAGTGTTTCAGCAGATTGCTGTAGCCAGAGAAAACCTCAAAGCCGCTATCGGCATGTTCAATGCTGACTTAGGAGACGCTGGGCCAGAGCGTACTGGGGCAGCTATTAACGCTAGACAGAGGCCCGGTGATATTGGCACCTACGTTTTCATGGATCACTTGACAAGCGCCGTCGCGCATACAGGACGCATTATTAACTCAATGATTCCTTTCATTTATGACACGGAGCGAGACATAAGGCTCCGTGGGGTAGACGATAGCGAGTCATTCGTACCTGTAAACACTACAGTTAAAGAGGCTCTTCGTCTTGTTAAGCAGCACCCAGAGCGTTACAGTAAACTTGATATTACTCGGTTACAAAGAGCTGCGGCTAAGTACGGAGTCAACGCCAAGTTCAACGATATGACAGCCGGTAAGTACGACGTGTACGCGACAGTAGGCCCAAGTTATGCCACACAAAGAGCTGAATCAGCAGATATGCTGTTCAAGATGTTTAACAGTATGCCTCAGCAGATGGGGATGGCTGCTGACCTGATAGTAGAAAATCTTGACTTCAAGGATGCTGACCGGCTGGCTAGAAGGCTACGTAAGTCACTACCTCCGCATTTGCTGGAGCAGCGGGAGGGAGAGGAGCTTGGGCAGGCACCACCTAACCCAGCAATGATAGCTATGCAGGCTAAAATGCAGACTGAGCAATCTAAAGTTCTGATGGCTCAGATGAAGCTGCAGATGGAGCAGATCAAGACCGAGCGAGAGCGCATGAAGCTGCAGATGGAAGTAGCTAAAATCCAGATGGAGATACAGAAATCCCAGCAAGACGGAGATAGTGGGTCGCACGACAAGCACATGCAGCGGCTAATGGACGCTATGGAGCTAGATAGAAAGCACGAACTGGAGCAGCAGAGGCTGGTACTGGAAGAGGCTAAACTGCAGCACCAGATCACCATGGACAACAAGCCCTATGCAGATAACTGATGTTAGATGCTATTGTGGCAGGTTCTTGGGCCGGATTTACGGCAGATATGAGATAAAATGCCCAAGGTGTAAGTCCATTATCAAAGGTGTTAACTTAGAACGTAAGTACGACGACATCAAAGGAGAGTAGACTCATGGAAGTCCAAGAGACCGCCACTCAAGAAGGCGCACCAGCCGTATCGCAGGAATCGGCCCCTGTAGAAGAGGTTCAAACTGAGCAGCCTGTAGAACCCGTAAGCGAGGTGTCGGAACCCGCACAGGAGCAGCCAGCCGAAGAACCTAAGGCAATTCAGGAACTCAAGCGCGTCAGAAAAAGGGCGCAGGAGGCGGAGCGCAAAGCAGCGTATTATGAAGGCATGATCGCAGCGCAACAGAGATCAGAGCCTGTAGTAGCGTCAGCTCCTACTGCCGTAACGCCCCCAAGACTTGAGGATTTTGAGGATTTTGACCAGTTTGAAGCTGCGAAAGAGCAGTATCTGATTCAGCGCGCCAAGCAAGAGTTGCAGCAGTCACTACAAGCTGAAAAGGCGAAGGCTCATCAGCAACAGATTGACCAGAAGTTCTCTGAAAAGTTGGCTAAGGCGGCAGAGATTGATCCAGAAGTAGTAGAGATAGTACAAGATCCTACACTTCCTGTCAGCGCAGAAATGGCTAATTTAATTAAACAGTCTGATCTGTCCATAGAGCTTCTGAAGCACCTCAACGACAATCGGCAAGCAGCACATAGGATGATGGGCATGTCCCCAGCGCAGCTTGGGTATGAGTTAGGTAGACTGGAAGCATCTATTGCCGCCAAAGCGCAGTCACAAAAAGTAGAAGCACCTAAGAAGGTAAGCATGGCTCCTGAACCTATTCAGACAGTAACTTCTAATGGTCCGGTTGAAGTAGACCCAGATAATATGCCAATAGAAGAGTGGATGAAGCGGTTTGGTGGCCCACCCAAAAGACGATAATCGAAAGGATAATTGATCATGGCAAGTAACACTCTTCTCACTCCCACTCAGATCACCCGTAAGGGTCTTTCTGTACTCCACAATAACTTGGTATTCACCAAAGGGGTTAACCGTCAATATAGCCAAGAATTTGGTAAGGTTGGCGCGAAAATCGGCTCTACCATCAACGTTCGTAAGCCAGTTCAGTACTACATCCGGGATGCTGCTGCCGCCAGTGTTCAGAATACTACTGAAACTTATGTACCATTGACCCTCAACCATCAATGGGGTGTTGACATTGCTTTCAGTTCTGCCGAACTTACCTTGTCACTGGATGACTTCAGCGACCGTATTTTGACCCCTGCCATGTCCAAAATCGCCAGCGTAATCGACCAAACTGGTATGGCGATGTATAAGAATATTTTCAATTGCGTTGGTACTGCTGGTACCACCCCCGGTACTCCTGGTGGTTCTGCTACTGGTCTGTTTCAATATAATGCTCCGATTTGTTATCTGAATGCAGGTATGATGTTGGATAACTCCAGTTGTCCTCGTGATAACCGTCGGTCAGTAGTTCTCAACCCTGCTGCTATGGCACAGTCCAACGCCGGTCTGTCCGGTCTGTATAACAATACCCAATTGGTAGGAGAACAGTACCGTAATGGTTTGCTGGGTGAGGCACTGGGTTTCACCTTTGCCATGGACCAAAACGTTAACGCAATGTCTGTGCCTACCTCACTGGCTGGTTCTGTTACTGCCACTATTACCGATGGGTCAGCCTCTGTTACCCTAGCCTCTCTGACTTCTGCTAGTGGTACTATCAAAGCTGGTACAGTATTCACCGTTGCTACTGTTTACGGTATTAACCCTGAGAACCAGACTTCAACCGGTCAACTTCAGCAATTTGTTGTTACTGCCGATGCTACCATTTCTAGTAATGCTGCCACTGTAACTGTTAGCCCAACCCCAGTAGTTATTGGTGCTACTGTTGCTAATGGTACTGTAAGTAATACTGCCACCGCCCAAGCAGTAACTTTCGCTACTGGTACTGCAGTGGGATCTTACGCTCAAAACTTGGCATATCATGCTGACGCATTCACCCTCGGTACAGCCGATCTTGAGATTCCTCAAGGGGTGGATTTTGCCGCCCGTGAATCTTATGACGGTATTTCAATGCGGATCGTTCGGGCCTACGACGTAAGTTCGGACAACTTTATTTGCCGTATTGATGTTCTGGGTGGATGGGCTACACTTCGTCCTGAGCTGGCTTGCCGTATCGTAGGCTAAGAAAATACTACAAGGGGAGGGTAGCACCTCCCCCTATTCCCACAAAATGAGGTGACACTATGAAAGGTCAAGCAAAACCAACCAAAGTGCCCAAGAAGCAAACCAAAATGACGAAATCGGGCGGGTATGCTCCCATGAGTAAGACCAAGAAGATGGGCTAACTATTATCTTACAGGGGCGGTGTAAAAACCACCGCCCCGAATATAAAGGAGATTACAATGGCGTGTCCTAAAGGCGGTCCAAAGTTTGACGGTAAAGGTCCACGTAAAGGTGGGATGAGCAAAGGTCCACGTAAAGGTGGAATGGGTCAAGGTGGAATGGGTCAAGGTGGTATGGGTCAAGGTGGTATGGGGAGAGGTAGACAAGCAAAAGCAGTAGGTGCTATGAAGGGCAAAGCCACGAAATTCCCAATGGGTGAAAGTTACGCTGGGGAAATGAGAGCAGTTAAGGCAGTAAAGAAGGCGAAGAAGAGATAGGAGATTGCCCTATGGAGCAACAGCTAAGACAATGCCCTCAAACTGGGGTGTACTATTACGTGCCAATACCGGACGAGGCTGAAGAAGAGGTAGTAATACCAGAAGTGCCGGAAGTTAATATAGACAAACCTAAGATGGGGCGGCCAAAAAAGAGGTAAGGTATGCAGCTCAAAGTACAAGACGTTATTGTTGATGCAATGAACCTGATTGGCGTAATTGCCATCAGCGAAACTCCATCTGCGGCTGAAATGCAGATTGGTATACGTACCTTGAATATGATGCTGGATCATTGGTCTGCCAATAGGCTGATGCTGAGGTCTACAGATACTACCTCTTTTCCGTTAGTTTCAGGTAAAGGGGTTTATACTGTAGGCCCAGCTACCTGTGACATTATCGCCCCTAAGCCTATCAGGATTGAACGCGCATTTATGCGTGATAGCAATGGAATTGATTACCATATCGGCGTAGTACCTCAGTCGGAGTATGACAGCTACCGAGATAAGTCAATCATAACTGCCCTTCCAGCTACAATATATTACGATCCAGGCACAGCACAGCAGAGTTTAGTGCAAGGCACTATCAATGTATATCCGATGCCTGACGCAAATGGGTCGTACACAATGTTTATTGACTACGACGCTTACCTATCAGAGTTCAGCAGTTTAACCACAGTAATAACTTTCGATCCAGCGTACTACGAAGCGTTAGTGTACGGGCTAGCTTTACGGCTGTTCAGACGCTACCATGTAGACCCTAATAAGCAAGTACCTACAGATATATCAGTGGCTGCGGCTGCGGCGATAAAGACTATTGAGAATATGAACTCAGTACAAGCTAGAGCGTCTATGGATGTACCCGGCAAGGTTACTACTTTCAACGTGTATACTGGGGATTATAACTAATGCAGATACCGTTCATAGGTGGCGGCTATCAAGGCCGGTCTACAGATATAAATACGTCTAGGTCGGTGAATTGCTTCCTAGAACTGGGAGGTGACGCGGCTAAAACACCCGTAGCTCTTGTAGGTACGCCCGGTACATCCTTGTGGACCAGACTCGGAACTTCACAGATACGAGCTATGTATGTGTACGGCGGATACTTATTTGTAGTAAGCGGCAACACTCTTTATAGAATCGACTCAAAGTTGGTATCTACTACAGTAGGTACTATTAACACCACATCAGGCTTTGTTACATTTATTGACAACGGGGTAGCAGCAAACGGTGTAGGTGGGAACCAGATGCTTATATTAGATGGCTCCTACGGGTACGTGTACGATTATCTGGCAAATACGATTGTAGTACACCCAAGCGCAAATTTTCCTCGACCTGCTGTAGCTGCGGCCTATATGGACGGGTACGTAATTGCTACTAGTGGTAATATGGGGATTACAGTGTCGGAGCTGTACGATCTCAGCACATTTAATGGTCTTGCGATAGCTGCGGCTATATCTTCCCCGGACAATATAAAGAATCTGGTAAACCTCCATCAGCAGCTATTCGTCATCAAGGAATACTCTACTGAGGTGTGGTACAACACAGGTACCGCCACTCAAGACGGATGTCCATTTTCAAGAGTACCCGGCGCAGTAATAGATTATGGTACTGCAGCTACGCACTCCGTAACCAGAGGTAATAATGCCATTTACTTCGTGGCTAATCATAGAATCAGTGACGGGTCCGGGTCGTTATATGGGGTGGTCGAGTTAAATAACTACACTCCTACCTTAGTGTCCCCTCCCCAGATTGTGTATCGTATTAACCAGATGACTGATATAGATAACGCGCAAGCCTATTTCTACGGGGACGAGGGCCATGCGTTCTATGTGCTCACTTTTCCTACGGATAACGTGACTTTGGTATATGACACTACTACGCAGCAGTGGCATGAGCGATCCACTTACACGACTAAGAAGTACGTCACCTTCGATACCGACGGGTCGCCTAGTTACTCAGTGAGTGATATACTTACTCAGAATAGGCACTTATCTAACTGCTACGCATTCTTCGCGGGTAAAAACTTGGTAGGTGACTATCGAACAGGTAATATCTATGAGATGTCCAGCCACTACTACACCGATAATTCTGAGCCTATCGTTCTGGAGCGAGTAGCTCCCATTATCTTTGATAATAGAGACAAAGAGAACGTATATATCAGCAGAATCATAGTAGATGGAGAGGAGGGCGTAGGGGATAGCTCCGTCTACCAGAACTCTGTTGGTGTTGGGTACTTAGCCGACGGGTCATATTACGCAGATGGTAGCATTTTTGCAGGTGCGTTTGAGATAACTGACAGTGTCGGCTCCGCCCCTAAGATTGCCCTATCGTGGTCGGATGACTCAGGAAAAACATGGTCAAATGAGTATGAAAGCAGTATGGGACGGATAGGAGAGTATAAGTCCAGAGCGATCTGGCGCAGATTAGGGTTTGCCAAAGATAGAGTATTCAAGCTGCGTTGTTCAGCTCCAGTTAAGAAGATATTCACAGGGGCATATATCGAGGGTACGGTTTGATGGCTACAAGTCCTCCACCCTACAATACACCTATGTACCAGAACGGGTCTATGACCCCAGCTTGGCTGTCGTGGTTTAACTCTGTAGCCGAAGGATCGGCGGGAGGGTCCATAGACGCGGCACAGGTAGTGCAGATAATGAGTGATACTCTGCCAGAAGGAACCCTTGATTTCTCAGTACCGCCCATCCTTACAGGGTTTACTGTGTCAGACGGTTTTAACAGTATTTATTTAGAATGGGACGCCCCACAATACAAATCATTTAGTCATGTAGAAATATGGAGATCGGTATCCGAAGATAGAACCTATGCCATCATGGCAGGCACCGCCATAGTCAACGTATACGCAGATACTCCTCCAGCGTCAGCAGCAGCTCAGACATTCTATTACTGGGTACGAGCTGTAAGTAAAGCGGGAGTTAAAGGCCCATATAACGCTGTACTTGGCACCGTGGGGCATACATCGGTAGACCCCGAATATATCCTTGGAGTCCTATCGGAATCACTGAGCGCAGTAAGTCCTACGTTTACTGGGCCTCAGTTGGTGTTTGAGACGCAGACCTTTGGTATAAGGTCTAAAGATGAACAAGGGGCGGATAAGTACCCTTTTATTGTTGACGCTACTGAGGGGGTAGTAATTGACACCGCTGTAATTAAAAATGCCTCCATTACTGATGCTAAAATAGGATCGTTGAAAGCCGACAAGATTCAGTCAGGCACTATTAGTGCCGCAGTGAGTATGACATCAGCAACTATCACTGGTGGTGTTATTAATGGAGGTACTGTTAATGGCGGCACTATTACTGGTAGTACAATCCGTACAAATGCAACTGGTGTTGGCGTTGTTACTATAGCTAATGACGTTATTACGGTTAAAGATCAGAATGGCACAATACGTGTTAAAATAGGTAAACTAAACTAATGTCTGATTACGGTATGCAGGTATTTAATGAATACGGCCAATTAAGATTAAATATCTACGACCGAACCTTTAGGTTAGTTACACAATTTATTGCCTCTGCCGGATCATCTGGGTCAGTTAATATGACTGGTATTTCGACAAAATCACCGATTGCGTGTGCCGCGGTATACAATATATCGGAGAATGGGCTAATCGTTAACTTTCCGCACGCTGTAAGTATATCGGGTGATTCCATTTCATATTACCCCAGTGTTGCTGGGGCTGGACCAAGCATAATTTGGGTGTATGCCTCGTCATGAGTGATTATGGTTTTGAAATACAAAATATTTATGGTCAAGTAATAGCTGATACTAACTACCCTGTGTACAGTGTCCATTCATCAGGCACTATTAGTTTCCCTGGGTATGTTGCATTTCAACAAACTGTAATACCTTTGTCTATTGATCTATCTAATTTTCCGACACTTTTGGTGGAGTTACCGGCTGATGGCACACTTATAGCTTTTAGGGGTTTTAGAACAAGTGGAACAACAGTAACAGCCGCTATTTTTCATGCTATCTCAAGTGCCGCGTTTAGTATCAACTATATATTAGCGGTACCGGCTAATATTGCGCCTATACAAGCTGGAGAATATGGTATTGCAGCGTATGATATTAGCGGTAAGTTAACTTTTCACACAGGCCAACGCTATGTGATAATACGACAAATATCATCGGTTTCTATGAATAGTGTCGTATCACACCCAACACTAACGGGGACTCGTTATGTTGGTATATCTGGCGCGATTGGTGCTAAACAAACAGGTATATATTTTACGCTTAATGAGTATGGACAACAGGTGTGGTACGCTGGAAAAGATTATCTAGCAGGTATCGGTAGTGCTTCACCAACAAGTATAAAGGTTGGTTGGAGTTTATTTTGTGACAACACCGTTAGTATAGATTCATTTGAAGTATTTCCAGCATCAAACATACTAATATGTGAGCTTACCTCATGACTCTAGAAACCTTACACCCAAGACATTTACCAGCTTTGTATGACGTAAGTAGCGCGGTAGATTTCTGGGCTAATCGCACTATCTCAGAGTTCATAGACGCTTTCTCTAAATATGATGGCTGGGCAATAGTAAAAGACAATAAGGCGGTGGGGTATATAGTTCTGTGCAATCACACCCCATATTTAGATATAATGATTCATTGCTCAGTGTTGCCGGAATACAAGTCCGTATGGTTGACCAGGAAGATTTACGCACAGGTGTTTAACCACATATTCAGAACTTTGAATCTCCCGCGCTGCACAAGCTGGGCGGTAGCAGGCTCAGATGGTGATTCCTTCCTGCCGAGATTAGGTTTTCAGAAGGAAGGTACTATTCGTAAGGGTATCTTTTTTAATGGGCAGTTTCACAATGTAAACACTTACAGTATGCTCCCAGAGGAACAGCGATGGAGATAGTTGTAATTTCTAGCGCAATTAGCTATAGTAGCCGTGGAGGTGAGTCATGGAAGCAGTGATAGGTGGAGCAGCATCATTAGCTGGGTCAATGATGTCAGCAGACGCACAGAGAGACGCAGCAGCCGCCCAACGTGCAGCAGCCGCCGCGCAAGAGCGTATAGCGGCCGAAAACCGCGCCTTGCAAGAGAAGATGTACAATGAGAACGTAGTTAGGGTCCAGCCGTGGACTACGGCAGGCCAGAATGCGCTTGCGTCTCTAGGTGAGCAACTACCGTCTATTACATCCAAATACGATATGGCTAAGTACCAAGCTAGTCCTGAGTACCAGAATATGTTGGCAGCTATGGACCGTGATGCTAAGGAACAACAGGCTCAAGCCTCTGTTTCAGGTATGATTGGGTCCGGTAATCTGGCAAACCAGCGCCAGATTAACGCCGCGTATATAGCTAATCAAGGGTACCAGCAGGGGCTTCAGAATTACTGGGGGCAGAACCAGAGCATTTACAATATGCTTAATCAGCAGTCTCAGATGGGCCTCAACGCAGCCGGAACTCAAGGAGTATCAGGTCAGAACTACGCTAATGCTGTGACAAATATTGGCACTAATCTAGGCAATCAGCTAGGTACAGTAGCTACTAACCAGGGTAACGCTTACACCAATATGGGTAACGCTTACACCAATATGGGCAATACTGTATCTTCACTCATGTCTAGTATAGGTAAGTACAATGCCCAGCAGAACCAAGCCAACCAGCCCACCACATGGGGGCAGGTATCCAATGCTTTCAGTGGGGCCGGTGACTGGCTATCAAACTTATGGGGCGGTGGCAATCAAGGCGGGTATACTTCCCCTACTACGGACTACAGCAATTTGAATAGCCTAATGGCTCCGCAAGGAGCTGCGCTTGCTAACTACGGAGTCGGTGGTGGTAATATAGGCTCTCTGCTGTATGGAGGTTGGTAATGGCTGATTTATCTAACTTCATGCCTGATATGCAGCTAATTCGTCAGAACCAACTTAAGTATGACGTTCTGAAGCAGGCACAGGCAGAGCAGGAGCAGGCTAAACAGGGCTTCTCCGACGCATATAAGCAGAGGCTCAACGCCTTCTCTAAGCCGCAAGCGTCTCAGTTAGGCGAACTAGGGCAGAGGCTAATCGGAGAGTCTGAGGGAGAACGCGCTTTAGCTCCTAGAGAGTCTTGGAAACCGCCAGCAGACGTGAGCTACGGGTATTTACAAGGCGCGGAACAAGCTAATGCTATGTTCCAGCAGCGTCAACTTGACTATCTTAATCGTTCAGTTATGCCTATCATAAAGATGGCTCACGATACCAATAATAACGAGATC